ACCCCGCTACTGCGCGACACACGTAGGCGCGGCCGGGTGCTGAGGTCGACGGTGATGGTCTGCACCGAGGCGCCGTTCTCCAGCAGCTCCGTGACGCCTGAGTGGACGTAGAACGCGTGCGTGCAGTTGTTGGGCAGCGTGCTGTCGGTGATACCCGCCAGGCCGACGACGGCGCCGGTGGCCAGGGGGGAGATTTCGAACTCGACGTAGCCGTTGCCACTAAGGTAGTTGATCGACCGGCCGCCGGCGTTCCACCCGCGCAGGTTGTCGTAGGTGATCACCGCCGGCACGGACGGTATCGGCGCCACTGCAGGCGTGCACACCTGGACCTGGTACGTGTAGGACGGACCGCCGAGGAAGTCAGCGTAGATGCCACCGAAGACCTCGAGCGCCTTCTGCGGAGTCAGGCCGGAGAGCCGGCCGTAGTAGATGATCTGGTTCAGCGCCTCGTCCAAGGTCTGGACCGTGCGCGTCTCCCACCAGCAGCGAGCAGGCGAACCGGCCTGCCCCGGCTGCGCCGGCGTGTATTTCAGCGCTGGCTTCTTCAGCAGCCGGTTGGCCATGCGGTTGCTCCCTTACTGCTCCAGCATGCTGATGGAGTAGAAGTCGATCTTCTGGACGGCGCCGGCGGTGAGCGTGGTGCTGCTGAGGCTGAGGTCTTTACCCGACAACGCCACCTCGCCCTGGATACGCACCGCCGAAGTGCTTGCGTCGTTGGCGTCGGCGGAAAGCACGTGGCGGTAGAAAGTGGCAGTGCCGCTGGCACCGCACACCCCGGTCCAGATCTCGGCCAGGTTCTTGGTGATCGTGCCGTCGTTGGCAGTGGCCTCGAAGGTAAGACCAGCGCCTTCCGCCTTGATAGTCACGAGCAGGGTGTTGGACACCGAGACCGCGTCGTTCGAGGTCGCCGGGACCGGGCCGGACCAGATACGAATCTCGCCGCCGTTGAGTAGCGTCCGAAGGGCGCCGGTGGCAAGCAGGCCGTTACGCAGCGCAGTGCTGAACTTGAGCGCCATTACGATTCACCTCGGATGACGATGTCGTTGGTTGCGAAGGAGTTAACCGTACCGGCCACGGTAGGTAGCGGACTGACAAGAGCCAGCACGGCCAGGGTGTTGCCGCCGGTGGAAGCGCTCTTCACGGTGATATGGGTGACGGTGTAGGAAGCCCCGCTGGCCGCTGCGTTGAACACCACGTCGGCGTTGTTCTTGGCCACGTAGATCAGGCCGTCAGCGCTCTTCACGAAATCCACGGCCTTGCGCACGTAGTTCGCGTCGGTGCCGATGACAAGCTCATTGGCGGTGCCGGCGGTGCCCGGGTCGCCAGTGTGCAGCGCGATGTACAGACCGGTCGGGGTAGCGAAGTAGGTCTCGATGATCTGGTCGCTGAGATAGGTGGTGGTCGTCATGGTTCACCTCAGACCAGGGTAGTCGGGACCAGCGTGATGCCGGCGCGGACGCGGAGGGTGAGCCCCGCGGTGATGTCTTTCGGCGAGGCGAACCGCGCCACCGAGAGCAGGAGGCCGGTGCTCGAGTTCTTCGCCGAGCTCGACACCAGGAAGCCGCCGTAGATCCGCTGATCGGCGGTAACGGAGAATTCGGCCCGGGCGGCCACGTTGTCCCAGGCTCCGGCGCCGTCGTACACGCGGCTCCACAGTGGGCGAGTGGCTTGCGAGTAGCCGGTGAATTCCTGAATGGTGCCGGGGATGTCGGCCGAAGTGGCCCCGTTGACAGGGACGTAGTTGTTCTGGAACAGGCCGATGTAGTAGGTGCCGATGGGGGACGTGTCGCCGAACATGGCCTGGGCCAGGTAGTTGACACCGGTACTCGGGATCAGGTTACGCTCAACCCAGCGGTCTACGACCCGGTCCCCCTTAAGCAGCTCGAACTCGTAGATGTACGCCAGCATTATTCGATCTCCATGTCGAAGAAGTCCTCGACGCCGAGGGAGTTGGTGTTTGTGGCGCCCTTGAGGTTCGTTACCACCATCTGCACGCCGTTGTGATCTACCACACCCGCGCTTGCATGGCTAGCAATAACGGGAGCGTAGCTGTTGCGCTGCGGTAGTTCAAGAGCCCCGGTGGGGCTGCCGAACGCTTGGCCGTAGCGAGTGATCCAGGTGGCTCTGCCGTCCGGCAGAAGAACACCGCTGCCGGGCACCGCACCGACTTCGAGCACGACGGCCTGCTGGACCTTGGTAGTTCCGAAGTCAGCGACGAACCAGGTACGCGTCTCGGTCGCCACGTAAACGCCGCCCTCCACACCGATCACGACAGTGATCGGGGACTCGTAGGCCAGATAGCCGGTGGCGAAGTTGACCAGGTGGACGGCGAACGGCTCGGTAGCCCACAGCACGTTGCCGGCCGCCAGCAGCAGGCGCCCCTTGTGCGAGGCGATCAAGTTGGCGTTCGGCGGGGCCTGGAGGTTCATGGTGGTCAGCCGCGCCGTCTGGTCCTGCGCCGGAGTACTCAACGTGAACTCGCCAGTGGCGGTGGTCTGGAAGTAGAGGGTCTCGCCGTTGGTGGCGCTGGCGTATACTTTGCAGCTCACGGCGCCGGGCGGCGCAACCCAGGAGACGGTTATCGAGGAACCGTCGGCCACCTGGACGATCATCGGGTCGCAGCCGGTTTCCGCTGCGAACTGATCCACCGCTGTCACAGCCAGCCGGTACACGCCCCCCGGCAGGGCTCCGGCACCGACGCCCACCATCAGGTTGATTTCCGGCAGGCACCAAGGACCGACCGTGGTCTCGCGGACGCGCAGCATAGTCGCGCCGATGTTCAGGAACGCGTCCCCGTTCATCGAAGCCCCGGCCACCTCGCCGTCCGGTGCCGCCCCCAGGTCCACCACCGTACCGGCGTAGGGGATGAAGCGCTGCAACCTGTCGCCGACGACGATCAAGTCGCCGTTCACCTCTACCCCGCCACGCAGGTTGTCCAGCTGCAGGATGCGCTGCGCCCCAGCGCGCAGCTGCAGGGCGCCGCCCTCGACCGGGTCCATGTTGGAGATCTCGCGGACGGCGTTGGCCGGCAGGTTGTTGACCTGGGCGATGTTGTTCATGCCACCGCTGAAGTCGGTGAACTGCTTACCCTCTTGCATTGAGCACCCGCTTGGCTGCTTCCCACCGTTGCAGCCTGTCGTCCACGCCGGTCAAGGCGCCGTTGATCCGCTTGGTGAGTCCGCGGAAATCGCCCACGTCGGCGAAGTTGTTGAGGCCGTTGCGACCCCAGTACTCGCCAGCCGTCAAACAGCTGTACTCCGGCGTCAGTACCAGGTCCGGGTGCCCCACGAAATCAGCGCTGAGGGCCTTGCCCATCGACGCGTAATTGGCCTTGCCGGTGATCTGGATCAGGCCCCGGCCGCGGTAACGCCAGCCGTCACCGGTGGCTTCGCCGCCGTTACCCAGCCGGTCGGCGTACACGAAGTTGGCGATCTTCTCCGGTTTGCGCGCGTAGGCGTTGGCGTCCACGCCCTGGAACCGTGCCGGCCACACGCGCTTCAGCGCCTCGGCGCTGTAGTTCAGGTTCTCTTCGAACCGGGTGAGCCCTGCGCTCTCGTGCCCGACCTGCGCCAGGAACGCCGCCATGCGCACGGCGGTGTCGATGCGGTAGCGGACCATGGTCCGGTTGAGGAAGGGCAGCAGCTCCTCGTCAGCCTTCGGGAACAGGGCTTTGAATTGGGCGTCAGTGAGTCGCATCGTGTTGCTCCTTTGTCCATCGCTGCAGCTCTACCAGGGTGTCTCGCGACACTCGGCACACCAGGTTGTTGCGGACGATCGTCGGGTAGACGTCGACGTCGGTGCCCGCGGTTATGGGCTCGTAGTCCTCGGGCGCCTCCAGTAGCCGCTGGTCAGGGAGCTGCGGTCTCGGGCACTCCGGGGACACCAAGGGAGCGGTTGTACCCCCACACGAAATCAGCAGGAAGCACGCACTTGCCATGATCAGGGTTCTGCACATACCGGACGATCTCCTTGGTCACCACTCGGACTGTCTCGGCCTGGGCCTTCTGAGACTGGTTGACGCGCTCCGTGCTGTCGGCGGTCACCGCTGTCTGCGCAGCTTCCACCTTGGCGCGCAGGATACGCTGGTCGTTTGCCTGGTCATAGAGGCCTTGCTTGTAGGCCAACATGTCGTTGTCCGCCACGACACCGCGCGCGTACCAGCCGCCTGCAGCGGCCGCGACCACTGCGCCTACCGCGATCCACTGGCTCAGCGATAGCGTTGGCACGCGTTGTAGCTCCTACGGTCGGTGAGCACCTTTATCTGGGCCAGGTAGAAGAACGCGTTGGAGAAGTTGAACCCCATCAGCAGCGCCGACGCGAGGCTCGTAGTGAGCACGCGTCCGAAGTTGTCGACGGTGACCAGCACCTGGGCCAGGATGAACATCGCGCTGAGGGCCCCCAGCATCGCCACGATGGTCTTGTCGCTCTCGCGGCAGGGGCCGTTAACCCTGAAGAACGTCACGGCCTTGGCGATGACGAACGCGTGGATCAGCGTAGTGAGGACGGTCACGACGAGCATGCTATTCACCTCGGGCTCCCATGCGTTTGTCCAGGTAGGCGAGTACCTTGTTTTCGACCAGGCCCAGCGCTGGGTAAGCGCAGAACCCCAGCATCATGAGCCACCCGCCGAAGTTCTTGGTGTCCGGCGGGATGAAGCCGCCAAGGGACTGCCCTACGAAAAACGCGAGGAACAGGTTGATGTTGAAGGTCAGCCACACGAACTTCTTGTTCTTCGTGACCATGGTGTACAGGTAGCTGGCCGCGCCTCCGAATGCTGCCAGGAGGCCCATCTGGGCCCACTGCCTGACTTCGCGCAAGAAGTCTTCCATCGTTTATCTCCCCCCCGTTGGCTGCCTGGATTATATGCCAACTGCTGCTCGAACAGAGGGGCTCGGCGGCAGAGACAGCGGAGTACCGAACGCGTCAGCGTTCGACTGGCTCCGTGCCTGGCGCACCGTTGCCCGGCGAATGTCCTGTGCCTTGATGGCCTGGTCGGGGACGGAAGCATTCCACGCCTGGATTTTGGCCATGGCTTCCTGCACCAGTTCCCTGTCACCCGTCGATTGGCCGATAGCCAGCTGGTTCAGGTAGCGCTGCTTGACCGTGCTGATGCGCTTGGTCGCCTCGTAGGTCGCGCCGCGGGTCTCTTCCGCCTCGGCGCGCGAGCCGCTCTTCAGACCAACTGCCGCCGTCACGGTGTCCCAGACATTCGGATCGAAGTAGCTGACCTGCCGCGCGTCCTTAGCGCCGCCGGCGTCAGTGTAGGCCTTGAGGGCGTCGGCGAAGGGTTTCGGAGCGGCGGACTTCAGGGCGCCGGCGACATCGCCGTCGAGCATTTTCGCAGCACCATCCGACCACGCAGCGCCCAGGCCCAGCCACGGGCCGAGGTTGCGCATGGCGTGGTACTGGAACACCTCCTTGGCGGTGGCGTCTTTCGGCTCGTACTCCTTGTCGCCGAAGTACGGAATCAGGGTGGCAGCGCTCAGGCGGCTGGTGTCCAGCGCGCCAGACAGCAGGCCGTGCGACAACCATTGCGGGACCGAACGCGCGAACTCGGTCTGGCTGTCGAGCAGGTCGTCGTCATCCCGGAACGCGTCTGCGATAGCGAACGCGATCGGCGAGAGCACGGTGCCGGCGGCGCCGGCGAAGGCTGCCTGCATGCCCAGGGTCCAGGCCAGGGTACGGCGCGCGGTGGCCTTCTCTTCGGGGGTGCCGGTGAAGCTGTCGCGAATGTCCTTGGCGATCATGGCCAGCATGTTGAACCGGTACTGCTGGAACTGCAGCGCCAGCTTGCCCAGCGGCCCCTGCATGATCGTCGGCTTATTCGACTGGGAGTAGTCGAACTGGGTGTCGTAGACCGCGTCTTCTGCGGCGTCGGTGATCTGCGCCAGCTGCGCCGGGGTAGGCCTGGCACCTGGCTGCAGGCCGAGCTTCTGCGCCTCCAGCTGCGCGGCAGCGTATGCCGTGACCTGGCGGTTGAACACTTCGGACTTGTTCATCGCCAGCGACATGACGTTCATCGCTGTGCGCCAGTGGCCGGACATCGCTGCGTTGTCGCCGCGCGCCAGACCCGTGAGGTCATGTGCCTGGGTGAAGTCGAGGACGCCGCGCTGTTGCAACTGGTCCAGCACCTGACGCTCCAGGCTGCCCTCAGCGACCGTCGAGCGCGCGCCGAGCATATTGCCGCGGCTGCGCACGAACGTGTCCAGGGCGCCCTTGAACGCGCGCAAGGCGCCAGTGGTGCCGTACTTGCCCACCAGGCGAGGAATGGCCACCATGGGTGTCTGCATGGCGTTGATGAACATCTGGCTGGGCGAGGTCATGTACATGACGAAGCCAGCCTGGGTCAGCCAGTCGACGATGGGCGTCTGCTCGGCGCGCAGGGACGCTGCGTGCTGGGTCTTGATGGCGTTCACCACCTGCTGCATCTTGCTGGTGTTCGAGTCCGGCTCGGTCTGGGCCTTCTCGGTGACGAACTGCTGCAGCTCGGTCAGCTTGTTGCTGATTTGGCCGTCGTACTGGAGCGCCGCGATGTTGCGGGCCGCCTTGGTCGAGTAGTCGTTGAACGCCCGGAAGGCGTCGGCAGTGGCACCCTCGACGCCTTTGCGTACGTTGGCGTGCTGCAGGAACGATTGCTGCGGGAGCGACTGCAGGTAGGCCTCTACGAGCCCTTTGCGCAGCTCGTTGCGCAGCTGGGCCTGCGACTCGTTGGGTAGCGCAGCGTCCACCGACCCTTCCAGCTTCTTGATGGTCGCGTCGTTGATGCCGTCCAGGTTCCAGTCGAACTTCTGGCGCACCGTGCGGTTCACCTTGTAATCGCTCGTGCTGGCGTACTGGCCCTTGCGCAGCTGCGCGGCCACAGCGTCGGCTTCCGCTGCGCTCTCGTGACCGGAGAACCAGGCGATCTTGCCCTGCTTGTCGCGCACGGTCACCAGGTAATCGCCGTAGCGCTGCAACGGCGAGTACGGACCGGTGCGCATCTTGTTGAGCGCGGTGTCGATGGTGCGGCCGTACTGCTGCTTGAACAGCTCCGAGTCGCGCGGCGCACCAGTGACCCGCGACAGCTCATTGGCCAGGGCCTCAAACCGGCGGTTCCACAGGTCCGAGTAGACCCCCTGCGACTTCTTGTACAGCTCCTGGCCGGTCTTGCCCAGCGAGGTGTAGAGCTCGCTGAGTTTGGCGTGCGCGGCCTTGCGCTCGGCTTCGGTGAAGCTGAAGTCGTTGTAGTTGAGGTCGGACTGCTCGGACCACTTGCGGTCGGGGAACACCCGGTACAGCGTAGCGTTCTGCTGCAGCGTGTTGAGCGCCTCGGCCTTTTTCGCAGTGGACCTGTCGCGCGCGAACTTGTCCCACTCCTGGGCCAGGCTCATGGGGCCAGTGTTGAATTGCTCGCTGCCGTATTTGACCGGACGGTCCTCGGTCAGGGTCTTGTTGTACGTCGCTTCCTTGGCACGTTTGAACCGAGCGAAATCGGCCAGCGGCTTGCGGTCGCCGTCACTCAGCAGGTCGCCATAGAGATTGTTCATCTGGTTGAGCGGCACGGCGTCCAGCAGGCGCGAGAACACGCCGCCCACGGTGAACGACTCGCCGATGCCCTTGGCGGTCTGCTTACCCGCGTCGTACGCCGCCTTGACACCGTCCTGGAGCGTGCGCGGAGAGGTCGTGCCGTTGGCGCCGGCGATCGCCGTCTGAATGTCGTCGAGGGCGCGCGAGTACAGCGGCTGGCCGCCGATGCGCCCGGGGTCACCCAGCATGCGGTCGAGCTCGGCCATCGCCTCTTCGTTGGTCAGCGGGTTGTTCGGGTCGATGGCGCTGCCCTGACCGGCGATACGCGCACGCTGGTACGCCACGGTATCTTTCAGCAGGGTGTCCACGTCCTTCGACGGCACCTGGTACTTGCTGTAGCCGAAGATCTTGGCGAACAGGTTGTCCACGCCGGCGCGTAGCTTGGACGTGACGTCGCCGGTGAGGCGCTCGCCGCCAGCCAGCATATCTGCGAGGACTTCTTCGGCAGCGGTGGAGCGGTCGAGGCCGGTGTCCATCTTGCCCTTGATACGCTTGCGCAGTGCGGCGTTGGCCCACAGACGGTTGGTCACCGCCGGCAGACGGTCGCCGAGCAGGCCGGCCAGCCCCTGGTGGCCCCGTTCGTGCGCCAGCACCATGGCCAGCTCTTTCGCGGAGCCGATGTTCTGGCGGATCAGGTGCAGCTGGTCGCCGATGTACACGCCGTTGGCGTCGGCCGGCGCCGTGTGGCCAGTAGCGTTCTTGAACGCGGCGACGTTGTCGTGAGCAACCACTGGGGTGCCAAGGCGGGACGCGTTGGCGACCAGTTCGGCGAACGTCTCGGTTTTCAGCGGGGTCGTGACGGGCGCCTCGGCGCGGCTGAATTTGCCCAGCTCGAAGCGGTCGTAGCTCTGGCTGTAGGTGTTGACGAGTTCGTCCTGCTTGGCTTGCGGGAGCGCCTTGAAGGCCTCGGTCTGGATCAGCGAGTTGTACACCGCGTCCAGCTGGTCGGTGTCCGGCGCGCCGCTGAGCGACTCGGAAGCGATCTTCACGGCGCGGTCTTCGAACATCGTGCGGCGCGCCGCCGGCGAGAGCCGAGTCATGCTCTGCACCATTTCCGAGGCCTGGCGCAGCAGTTCAAGGTCCGCGATGGTCGTGGCCGACTCGACGCTGTCGGCGAGGACGCGGCGCGCGGCTGGGACCAGGTTGTTCTTGCCCTGGCCTTCGGCGTCCACTAGGTCTTGGAGATCTGCGGCGCGCTGGGAAACTGCGTTGTCGATCTCCCCTACGACCGGAGCGAGCGCGGCAGAGTTAGTACCAAGCGCTCTCGGGAGTGCGTCCAGCGCGTCTTTTCTGGTCTCACCCAAATAAACGCCGCGCTCGGCTCCCTCGGGAGCGTAGTACCACCCCGACAGTTGGACACCGCCATCGCCTGCCTGGCGGTAAACACGGGCGCTGCGACCGTCATCCATAGCGACTTCGTAGTACGTGCCTTCATCCGCGTAGCCAGATCTCACCTGCTTAACGTTCGTCACCCGCGGAACTTGTTCGACAGAAGATTCGACCTGGTCCACCACCTGCTGTTCGAGGCTCGGAGCAGCTTCCGGCGCGGCGCCCAGGGCGGGCTGCTCGGCTGCTCCGTTGGCGTCCATGGCAGGGACTGGCGGCTGAGCGGCGTACCGCTCGGCCAATTTTGCTGCAAAGAGCGGGGCGCGAGCTTCGTCAGCACCCAGCTGACCACCTACCTGGCGCAGGAACTCGACAGCACCAGGGTCTGTTGGGCGGATGCCGCTGGCTGCCGCCGCTTGCTCGAACTGGGTCCATGCCGCGCCGCGGAAGTTCGCAGCTTTCAAGCCGAGGTCTTTCGCCAGGAACGACTTCCAGCTCGGGATAGGCCGGTCGAACGGCAGCGGCGGCTGGACCTCGGCCGGCACCTGGGCCAACACCGGAGCTGCGCCCGGCTCTTCGGCGGCGCGGAAGAACGCACCCTGGTCAGCCAGCGGCCCGCCAAGCAGGTCGGTGCCGCCCAGCTGCCCTTGGCGAGCGCGAGTCGACGCGATCGCGTCAAGCAGGCTGCCGGTACGCGGCGCGGCCGCAGCGTCGACCGTTTCAACAGGCAGTTCTTCTACCTGCATCTGGGGAATCGCTTGGGCCCGCACGCGAGCGATCGCCGCGCGGGCGCCGGTGAGTTCTTCGACGTCGGGGGTCGGCAGGCCCACGTCGGTCTGCACTTCGCCCAGGTTGTCGTAGGGTAGCGGGCCGGTGTCGCTGTTGATCTCCGGCAGCATGTTCGGCAGGTTCTGCACGTACGCCTGCTCCGCGCGCACACGCTGCATTGCCGCGTTCAGCCCGGTAGGCTCAGGCACCGGCGCGTTGCTCACTGGCTGCACGAACCGACGACCGAGAACGCCGCGCAGCCCCCGCAGTTCGCCCTGGGCGTCAGGCGCAGCCTGTTCGGCAGAGAACTCGTTCAGCGTCGACTCAATCTGGTCGCGCAGGCCACTGCTCTGGCGCGGGCTGGAAGACACAGCGCCGAGGCCGCCGCCGAGCAGGCCGCCAGCCAAACCACCGAGGGCCGCGGCCTGACCGACGCCTTGGCCAAGGTCGACGCCAGGCGCGAACAAGTTCTGCGCCAGCTGCTCCACGGACGACTGCGCAGCTTCTTCCGTACCTTCGCGGAGGAAACCACCGGCCACGCCGCGAGCGACACCGCCGGCACCGGTCTGGAACGCAGCGCGTGTGGCTGGGTTGAGGGCGTTGGCTGCTGCCGCTTCCAGCGCGCCGGCGCCAGTAAGACGGCTCAGCGCAGGAGTAGCCAGGCCGGCCAGCAAGCCCGCGCCGACACCGCCGAACTGCTGGAGGTCTTCACCACCGCCTGCGTCGCGTATGGCGTTGATCGCGTCGACGTTGGTAGCGCCTGCGGTTTGCGCACCGGCGGTCCGCACTGCGGCCGTAGTAGCCGCTTCGCGAATCAGCTTGGACGCGGCAGCCTGTTCCAAGCCAGTAGTCGCCGCGGCTGCCACACGGCCAGCGCGACCGGCCACAGCAACGCCGGGGATCAGCGACGGTGCGTTGCTCACTACCAGATCTTGCAGCAGCGCTGGACTGGTGACGTACGCCCCCAGGCCTGCCGCTACGCCTTCCTCATCGAACGCGCGCTGAGCTTCGGCCGCGCGCGCCTGCGTCGGGGCAGACTTGGCTCCTTGCAGAATCTGGTTGGTCTCCGCGAAGTCTCGCGAAATCCCTGCGCCACGGTCGAGCAGGCCCAGGGTTGCCAGGTTCCCAGCCCCATAGAGCGCCTGCCCCAGACCCACCACGCCTTGGGTCAGCTGCAGTCCAACGTCTTGCGCGACTTCGCCGAATGTTCGGCTGCGCGTGGCGTCGCGCTGGCGCAGCAGTTCCGCCTGCTGCGTCTCAGCGTCGGCTGCCTGCTGCGCTTGACGTTCAGCCTGGAGCTGATAAGCCCTGGCGACGATATCCGCGTAGTTGGTCTGCGCCGCCATTACTCGCCCCCGGTGGCCAGTTGTTGTCTTGCCGCTGCGAGCTGCGCCAGTTCGGTCGGGCTCAGCGCAACGATACTACCGTCCGGCATCTGCTTGGCATATGGCAGGCCGAGGTTGTCGTTGATCAGCTTCGGAGTAGCCGGAGTAGCACCGCTAGCCAGCGCCGCCGCGCGTTCAGGTTCGCCGTTCTCGAGCGCTTGCAGCGCGAGGGCCTCACGCAGCTGCAGCAGCTGCGCTTCTTGCGCTGCCTTCTGGTTCTTGCCAGTGTTGGCGTCGAGCGACGCCTTGGCCAGGGCCGCACCTACAGCAGCCTGTCCGCGCGTGCTGGCTTCCTGCAGGCCGTACTGGCCGGTCAAGTCGACGGCGGCGAGCTGTCCTGCGTTGGCCAGGGCGCGTTCCTGGATTGCCGCGGCCGCGCCGATGTTCGCCCGGGCCAGGTCAGCGCTGGCGCCAACGTCGGTGCGCGCCAGGTCAGCAGTAGCACCAGTGGTTGCGCCGAGCAGCGGGGTCAGTCCGGCCAGCTGCGCGCGCGCAGCGCCGATCTCGCCGATCGACGAATCCGCACTGAGGTTGTCCTGCGCAGCGGTAAAACGGTCCAGAAGCTGAGTGCGCTGGCGGTTCAGTGCGGCTTGCTGGTCGCTCTGCTGCATGCGCTGCAGGTACTGGGTGGCAGTCTCGTTCCCGCCGCCGAACCCCATGGTGAGGCCAGCACCGACTGGTTGCGCCAGGTTGCTAGTAACGTTGCCGGCGGCGTCGACCGTGCTGGTGTTGGTCACATCGAACGCGTTCTGGCGTCCAGCCGCGTTAGTCGGTCCGGCGATAGGGGTCGGGGCCCCAGGGGCTGCCTGGGCGGCGCGCCGCGCGTTGTTCGCTGCGACTGCCGCAGCCTGGCGCTTGGCGATATCCGCCTGGTTGTCCTCGATGGCCGCAGTGAGGCCCAAGCCGAGCTGAGCGTCATAATCCGTGGCGTACGGGTCGGCCACACCGGGGATCATCGGGATGTCTTCGTTGACCCCGTAGTAGTTGCCTACCGTTCTGCGGTTGTCGGCCATCAGTCAAACCTCGCGTTCACACCGAACTGCACTGGGGACGCCTTGGCGCGCTTGGCGTCTATGTTCATTTCGTCTACCGCCTGCAAGAACCTGGTCTTGTGCGCGCTGGCCTTGGCCATGTTCTCTGCGTCCACGTCGTGGTTGCGGAGCGCCCGCCATGCAGCCCATTCGAGGAGCTCGAGGTGGTAGTCCTCGTCGACCTCTGGACTGGCGGCCAAGTTGGATTTGGTCAGCGGGTTCAGCGGCAAGCGCGCCACGCGCAGATAGGCGATCGTGCCGGCGAACTCCTCGCTGGGTATGGGATACAGCCGCAAGGTACGGTCGGCTTCATCGAGTGAAAACAGCAGCGGGCGGCCGCGGCGGGACGCTTTCACGTTCACGCTGCCGGTGGCCACGTTGCCGGGATAGCCGTTCAGTGCGTCGTTCTGCGACGGGCGCAGCTGATACCCCTGGATGTGGACGTCAAGAACGTCGAGCACGCGCTTGTCAATGACATACTCGGCTACGTCCGGCTGCAGGGTGACCTGTGTGACAGCCGCGGTGGTCTTGTCACGCAGGCACTGGGTCATGCGGCAGAACTTGCGTTCGGCCTCGTTGATGTAGCGGATCAGCGTCTCGTCGGTCCACAGGTATTCGTCGCTGCTTGCGCCGACGCGGTAGGTGACGTCCCGCAGGATGTTGTTACGCAGCTCTGCGAGCAGTTCCTTGAGCGTCACGACGAATACCTCGCTGGTCAGTCCAGGCGCTGGAAGGGGAAACGGGAGGCCTTACGGTAGCGCACAATGCGCCCGGACTCCATGATCGGCTTGTCTTTTATGGCGTTTTTCAGGACTTCGATCACCGACTCGGGGACCGACACTTCCTCGCCAGCCTTGATCAGGTAGCCCTTGCCGTTGACGCCAACGTAGAGACCGGTGGGTGGGATCTCGTCGTTTTCTTCGAGGATGATGCGGACGCGCTTTTCTTCCTGCGGTACGCCGACCGGGGTATGCACTTCGGCGGACACCTGGGCGAACGCCTCAGTGGCCACCTTG